GAGAAGTACGGTTTACTATTTTGTATCAGCAAAACAATAACCTCGCTTAATAGGAGGCTTTTATGGCTGGTCCAGTAACAGCATATAATTGGGTTCAAGGAACCTCGGCAGCGATTGTTGGTCCGACTCGATCACGTTTACGGCAGGTTGTAATTTACGCGGCGGCTGCGGGTGCTTTCACGTTGAAAAACGGAAGTGCAAGCGGGGATACTTTGCTTACGCAAAAGTTTCCTACAGGCCATCATGTAATGAATATTCCTGATGATGGCATCATTGCAAGTAGCGGTGTTTATGTCTCAGCGTTTACAGGATCGGCTAATGAACTAACGATCATCCTTTCGTAGGAGGGTCCGATGGCATATGATCTCCGTTCCATTTCACAGGTCGGAACATCTGAGCCATTTGAGCTACAGGTGTCCAGGGGGCAAATCCCTGGACATCGTGTTCGTAATGTTTTTGGTTTTTCAACGGCTATAGGAACATCTTTTACAACTCCGTGGGAGTTGGGAAATACAAATGCACTACCTTTGATAAGTACCGCTTCTCCGTTAGACGTTGCTAGTAGCGCAGCGGGAGACACAACACAGATTGTTCGTCTTATTGGTTTGGATGCGGACTACAATGAGATTGCAGAAAATGTTTCCTTAAATGGTACAACTACAATAACGACAACGAACTCTTTCAAAGCCATTAATGATTTTATTACAGTAAGTGGGAACTGCGCTGGAAACGTTACAGCAAAGATTTCTAGTGTCGTTTATGCTCAGATCACAGCGGGGACTGGTCGTAATCAAGCAGCAATATTTACGGTTCCCGCAGGTCATAGTTTTTACTTATCTAGAATTGACGCTTTTTCGGCTACAGCCAGTGGTGCGAGTAAGTATCTAACCTTTCTTAATAAAAACACATTCAGTGACGGTCGTGTATTTAATGTGGCAGAAACTACTTTTGCCCAACGTATGGATATCATGCGTGTGCTACCGTTTAAGGTTTCTGAAAAAACTACGCTTGAGTTTCAAGCAAAAACAAACAGTACAACAGCCGAGGCGGGAATATTTGGAGAAGGTTTTTTAGTTAAAGAAGAGGGGAGCTTGTGATGGCTAAGATCGACAAGTCCAAGATGAAATGCAACAAGCCCAAGCGTCAGAAGTCTGGCGGCAAGAAGTTTGTTGTAAAGGCATGTGATAAGGGTAAAGAAAAGATCGTCAGATTCGGGGATGCCAATATGACTATTAAGAAGTCAAATCCCAAACGAAGGAAATCATTTCGTGCCCGTCACGGTTGTGATACTAAACGTTTAGATAAACTAACGGCCCGTTATTGGTCGTGTAAAATGTGGTAAAGATGGATAAGAACGTGCAACTTTTGTTTTGGGGAACTGGTCTGACTTTAGGATCAGCGGGTCTTGTGTGGATGATTTCGACGTTGATTAGCGTGGATAAACGGACAGAAGTTATGGACGTAAAAATAGATCATTTGGTTCAAGCGGTCGAGCAGTTAACAGAAAGGCAAGCAAGTTATGATCAGTCGTGGACAGATGCCCTTTCAAATCTCCAAGCCTCCAGAGGTGAAGACTAATGGCAAAAAAGTCAAAAACAAAAAAAGACGCGTGTTACCACAAAGTAAAAAGCCGATACAAGGTTTGGCCCAGCGCATACGCTTCAGGGGCACTTTCTAAATGCAGAAAAGTTGGGGCAAAAAATTGGGGGAATAAGACAAAGAAAGCTGACGGTGGTTTAATTGCATCAGTAGATAATCCCAAACGTCCTGCTCGTAATCGATATAAGAATGGTGGAATTATTGCATCGGGCTGCGGCTGCGTGGAGGAAAGCAGGCGTAAAAGCACGAGGACTTTCTGATGGCAAAGAAAAAGAAAAACTCTCTTCGGGAATGGTTTTCAAAAAACGATGGCAAAGGTTGGGTAGACTGCAAAACTGGAAAGCCTTGTGGTCGTCAAAAGGGAGAAAAGCGTCGGAGTTATCCAGCTTGTCGTCCGACGATGGCGCAATGTACATCAGCAGCAAAAAAGAAAAAGTCGTCCAAACGGATAAGTTGGAAGAACAAAAAAGCCGACGGCGGATTGGTAAGGGTGTTTTGATACGAGAGTGGGCAGAAGAGTTAGCAAAACCCACCGCACACAACAACGGTGTAGCGGCCTGTCCTTTTGCTTTGCCAGCTTATGAAAACCGTGAAGTAAAGTTTATAGTGTCAGATGATCTATGGCCTGATGTACTAACGGAATCGTCTAGGTTTTTTAATACTGGTTATAAAGTCACGATGGTTTTTGATTATGACTATGATTACGATTATGATCAGTTAGAACAAGAGTGCATGGCGTTGAATAGGTTTTTTGCGTCAGCAGGAATAGACATATGGTTACTGTCTTACTTACGGGAACATGCTATTGTTTTTATACAGCGTTGGTCGGAATTAGAAAACGCTGCTGCAAAGTTGGAAAAACTAGGGTATTATACGAACTATGACCCTCAAGATTATGAACGGCACATCTTAGGCCGTAGAAACAGGAGTATATAAAATGCCAGGTAAAAAATTTCCCGATTTAACTGGGGACGGTAAAGTCACGCAAGCAGACATTCTGAAAGGTCGAGGTGTTCAGGGCATGATGCGAGGTGGTAAAGTTAAGATGATGCGTGGAGGTCCCGTCAAGATGATGCGTGGAGGCAAAGTTGGATATGCCAACGGTGGCTGCGTTAAGGTTAAAACAAATCAAAACCCACATATGAGTTAAAAACATGGCTACTTCAGGTTCAAGAGACTTTAATTTAGACGTAGGCGAGATCATCGAGGAAGCGTATGAACGCTGTGGCCTCGAAGTTCGCACGGGCTATGATGCACGAACTGCACGTCGGTCTTTGAACCTGATGTTTGCAGACTGGGCAAACCGTGGTGTAAATCTGTGGACAGTGAAGCAAGGTACGGCAACGCTTGTTCAGGGCACGGCAACAGTTACGTTGGGAGCGGATGTCGTAGATATTTTAGAGATGGTGTTGCGTAGAAACGGCACTGACTATGAGATTGAACGAATTAGTCGTGGTGAATACGTTACTTTACCAGACAAGACCACTCAAGGTAGGCCGAGCCAGTTTTGGTTCAATAAGCAAATTCAGCCTGTTATCAATCTGTGGGCTGTACCTGAGAACTCAACTGACCAGATTGTGTACTACTACGTGCAACGGATTGAAGATGCTGATGCCCTTGTTAATACTACTGATATGCCTTTTCGTTTTTATCCTTGTATGGTGGCGGGGTTAGCCTATTACATCGCGATGAAACGGGCTCCAGAGCGCATACAGTTGTTAAAGTCTGTGTACGAAGAAGAGTTCCAACGTGCGGCGGACGAGGACGAAGACCGCGTTCCGTTGAAGTTGCAGCCTAGCATACAGTATTTGAGGGTCTAATGGCATACGCTTCGGGCAAACATGCATGGGGAATATCGGACAGATCGGGCCGTCGCTACCGTCTTCGTGAGATGAAGGTAGAGTGGACTGGTGCGAAAGTCGGTCCTGATGAGTTTGATCCGAAGCATCCACAGTTATTTCCGCCCAAGGCTTCTCCTGATCCACAGGCATTGCGTAACCCGCGTCCAGATCAGGCTGAGTCATTACAGGTGTATGTTGACATCCCGACCGTCGAAGCACCTACGTTGGAGCGTGTTCGAGCAATAGGCAAGGTCGGTAGCGTTACGGTGACGACATGACTATGACATACGGCGAATTGAAGACAGCCATTCAGGATTACACAGAGAACGACGAAACAAGTTTTGTAAACAACCTGCCTTTGTTTATTCGATTGGCAGAAGAGCGCATACTAAAAAGCGTTCAGCTTAATCTGTTTCAAAAGAACCAAGGCGGTGCCATGACGAGTGGCAATCAGTATCTTGGTGCGCCCACAGATTTCCTAGCGCCTTTTTCTTTGAGTATCGATGTTGGTGGCGCAAAAGAGTTTTTGCTTTTTAAAGACTTAGACTTTGTGCAAACTTATACACCTGACGCAACAACCACGGGACAACCTAAATATTACGCCCAGTTTGATGTAAGTAACTTTATCTTGGCTCCAACACCTGATGCAAACTACACAACGGATATTCACTATTTGTATCGCCCTGCTTCATTAACAGCGGGTGCCGACAGTGGTACAAGCTGGCTTAGTGAAAATGCGGAGATTACGTTGTTATATGCTTCTTTAGTCGAGGCGTATATCTATATGAAAGGCGACCCTAACTTGATGCAAATGTACAACCAACGTTTGGCTGAAGGGATTGCAAGACTCAAAAACCTTGGTGAAGCTCAAGAAACTATGGATGAGTATCGCTACGGCCCGATTAGGAAACCCCGCACATGATTCCAGAGTTAAATATAGATTTACCTAAAGATTTTAAGGTAGAGGTACACACCACTCAGAACCGTGGCTTTACGCCAGAAGAAATAGCAGAACGGTGTGCAGAAAAAATTATTTCGGTCTCGGATGAAGCACATCCTGCAATACAGGCGCAAGCCCGTGCTTTTCAGAAGCGTATTGTACAGTTAGTCGGGTTCTATTTACGCGAAGCTGTTAAAAGTGATCGAACTACTGTATATAATGCAATCAAAGATGCGGGGCACCCTGACCTTGCTGAACTCATAAGGAGAATGTGACATGGCCTTTACTGGTAACTTCATGTGCACGAGCTTTAAGAAGGAGCTTCTTGAGGCTGTTCACAACTTTAAAAACTCAGGTGGTAGCACCTTTAACCTTGCTTTGTATGACAACAATGCCTCATTCACTGCGGCGACAACAGCATACACAGCAACAAACGAGGTATCTGGAACTGGATACACTGCAAAAGGTGGTGCGCTTACTCGTGTAGATCCAACGTCGAGCGGCACAACAGCCTTTACCGACTTTGATGATTTGACCTTTAGCACGGCAACGATTACAGCCCGTGGCGCGTTGATCTTTAATGACAGTGCGTCAGGTGATCCATCGGTAGTGGTGCTAGATTTTGGTGCCGACAAAACGTCTACCGCAGGTGACTTTACAATTGTATTCCCAACAGCGGACGCAAGTAACGCCATCATTCGGATAGCCTAATGACAGACGTCATCGTTCCAATAAGCGGCTGGGGCCGTGGCACTTGGGGCGAGTTGGGCTGGGGCAGCAATAATTTTCCCCAGCTTGTAGGCGCTGTAGGCTCCGTTAGTGTAGTTGCAGAAGCAAATGTGCCTGTCACGGGATTGTCCGCGACGGGTTCTGTTGGTTCTGTTACAGTTAACGCCGCAGCCAACACATCGGTAACTGGTGTCTCTGGCACTGGTGAGGTTGGCTCTACTACAGTAATTGCCGCAGCAAACGTCACACCTACGGGCGTGGCAGGAACTGGAGCCGTTGGCACAGCAACAGTCAGCGCGGGTGCAAATGTGCCTGTCACTGGGCTAGAAGGTACGGGGGCCGTCGGCTCTGTTACTGTTACGGCTGATGCAAACGTCACGCCTACGGGCGTAGAAGGTACTGGAGCCGTTGGCACCGTCACTATGACAGGCGATGCAAATGTGCCGACAACAGGCATAGCTGGCACGGGTGCCGTTGGTTCTGTTACCATCAACGCTGGTTCTGTTGTAGAAATACCAAGCGGCTTGCAATGCCAAGGTTTTGTCTACGGTGGCTTTATAGAAGTCAACGCGGACGCTAACGCTCCTGTAACTGGACTTACCGCTACAGGCTCCGTTGGTTCAGTAACCGTTGATACAGAAACCTTTGTAAATGTCACTGGCGTTGCGGGAACCGCCGCCGTTGGCAGTGTCACAACCACCGCTGATGCGGATGTATCCGTCACTGGCGTTGCAGCCACAGGGGAGATAACACCGCCCCTTGTGTGGGGAACCATTGTTCCAAATCAAAATCCGAGTTATACTCCCGAACAACCAACACAATCCCCTGGTTGGACTGATGACAATCCATCGTCAACAGAATTACAAACACCAGGTTGGACCCGACAAGCAGCATAGGATAGAAACATGCCTAGTACATATACATTAAACAACGGTATCGAACTCATAGCTACTGGTGAACAGTCAGGCACATGGGGTGATACGACTAACACAAACCTTGAACTTTTAGACACGGCCCTTGATGGTCAGGTCACAATTAGTCTTGCTTCGGCAGGGTCATCTGGTTCACCAAACACACTGCCTATTAGCGACGGTACGGCATCGAATGGTCGTAACCGTATGGTTATTTTTGATGACAGCAGTGATCTGGGGGCAACAGCCTATGTGCAGTTGACGCCGAACGACGCCGAAAAAATCATTTATGTTCGCAACAGCCTGTCTGCGGATCGGAGTATTCTGTTATTCCAAGGCACATACAGTGCATCAAACGACTACGAACTTAAAGCTGGATCGACGGCGGTCATCTACTTCGATGGCGCAGGAACAGGTGCCGTAGCGGCAAACGTACTTAACACCTTGCAGCTTGAAGGTTTGAACGTAGACGGCGGCACGATTAAGCTGGATGGGAACTATCCTGTTGGTACAGGCAACGTGGCGTTGGGTGATACTGCGTTGGATAGTGTTGAAGCTGGAAGTAGTGACAATACTACCGTTGGAAACAATGCGGGTACGGCTATCACGACAGGTCAATACAATACTTTAATTGGCTCTAATGCGGGTGATGCTTTAACTACGTCACAAAGAAACGTGGCTATCGGCACAGGTGCTTTAACCACCGACACTTTAGGGAGTAGATCAGTTGCTGTAGGTCAAAGCGCACTAGGTTCTCAAAATTTTACATCTGCTACGGATACTTATAATACAGCCGTAGGTCAGTTTGCTGGTCTATCTAATACAACGGGCCAGTATAATACTTTTCTTGGTGGTCAAGCTGGTCAATCCAACACCACCGCAGGAGGTCAAACTGCTGTTGGCTATCAGGCGGCATATTCAAATACCACTGGATCAAATAACGTATCTGTTGGTTATCAAGCCTTATATACAAATGCTACTGGTCTAAATAACACTGCTATTGGTTATTCGGCACTTAAACTCGCAACAGGTAATGGTAATACGGCTGTTGGTCGAGAGTCTGCGCTAAACACTAGTACAGGTACTAACAACTCTGCTTTTGGTAAGGATAGTCTTACTGCAAACACAACAGGCATTCAAAATACGGCTATTGGCTCAGAGGCTCTTAAAGCTAACACCACCGCCAACAACAACACCGCTGTGGGGTATCAGTCTTTATTCAGTAACACCACGGGAACAAATCTTTTTGCCTTTGGTGTAAATGCATTAAGAAACAATACTACAGGTAATAACAACGCAGCCATATCGGGTTTATACAGCAACACAACGGGTTCAAATAATACCGCATTGGGTATGCAAGCACTAAACGCCAACACCACCGCAAGCAGCAATACTGCTGTTGGGTATCAAGCGGGGTATAGTAATACTACAGGTCAATATAATACTGCTGTTGGTAATACTGCCCTAAGAAGCAACACTACTTCATCCCGCAGCACAGCTTTGGGTTATGAGGCTCTTTATAATACGTCCAATGGTGATAACACTGCTATTGGTTATCAAGCCCACAAGGGTAGTGGTTCAACCAGTACAGCTTATTACAACGTAGCAGTTGGTGTGGGGGCATTGCAAGATGTGGATACTGCCCATAGTAACGTAGGTATTGGTTACTCTGCGGGGGGAGACATAACCACAGGTACTTCCAACATTGCTATTGGTCGAGAGGCATTACGCTTAAACACCACCGCAAGCAACAACATTGCAATTGGCTATCGTGCTTTATATGACAATACCACAGGTTCACCACTCACTGCTGTTGGTTATCTTGCACTAGCAAATAATACAACTGGCGTACACAATACGGCTTTTGGTACAGAGGCACTTTTAACAGCGACTACATCACAGCAAAACACTGCTGTCGGTAGCCACGCTATGCAGCTTACAACAACAGGTTCATACAACACAGCCATTGGTCGTGAGGCTTTGCACTCCAACACCACCGCAAGCAACAGCACTGCCGTTGGGTATCAGGCTATGCTTGATAGTACAGGAGGAAACAACACTGCTGTTGGTTATCAAGCCTTACAAACAAACAATGCAGGTGGAACAAACAACACAGCAATCGGATACCAAGCTAACAGAAACAACACGTCTGGTATTTACAATGTATCAGTTGGCTTGCAAGCATTGCTTGGTAACACAACAGGTGGCTCTAACACAGCATTAGGGTATCAGTCTCTTAACTCCAACACCACCGCCAGCAACAACACGGCTGTGGGGTATCAGGCTGGGTATAGTGTCACTACTGGTGAAGTAACTTTATTGGGAGAAGGTGCGGGTTATTCTACTACAACTGGGGGTTTGGTTGCTGTAGGTATTCGTGCAGGCTACAGCAATACTACCGCTGTTCAAAATACCTTTGTTGGACACAATTCTGCATATGTTACAACAGGTGATAACAATTCAACGCTTGGTGCATATGCACTTCGTTATAACACAACAGGTGCAGCAAACACCGCTTTAGGTAATCGTGCCTTATTCTCCAACACCACCGCAGACAGCAACACTGCTGTTGGGTATCAGTCTGGGTATAATAATACTACTGGCGCTAGTAATTCATATTTAGGTCATGGCTCAGGATTTAATAATACGACTGGTGCCTATAATGTCGGCATTGGCGAAGCTACTTTATATGTAAGTACGACAGCAAACGACAACACCGCCATGGGCTGGAACGCTATGCGGTTTAGCACAACAGGTTATCAAAACGTAGCCATCGGCAAACAGTCACTGTACAGCACAACGACTGGTCATTCTCAGGTAGCCGTGGGGCACCAAGCACTGACGAGTAATACAACGGGCACAAGCCACGTTGCCGTTGGCTGGAACGCTTTAGGTAGTATTAACGGTGGCGTTGCCAGTGTAGGGATCGGTTTTTCTGCGGGTCGTTACTCAACTTCCACAACGGGAAGTAGTGTTTTTATCGGTGACAACGCTGGTCGAGGAACCCCAAGCAGCTTTACTGGTGCGGGCAACGTCTTTATAGGACAGGCTGTTGGCTATGACGCAACAACAGCAGCGCAAAACGTAGGTATTGGTGCATACTCGACTGCCGCCCAGCCACCCTTCCGTTATTTAACATCAGGCTCTAATAACACGGCTCTTGGTCATGCAGCCATGGGTAATATAACTACGGGTGGTTCGAACACTGCGGTTGGGAATTTGGCACTCTATTCCAGCACCACCAACAACTTCAACGTAGCGGTGGGGAGCGAGAGTTTAAAAGCCTGCACCACTGCATCCTACAACGTAGGGGTTGGGTATCAAGCTGGGCTTGCGACTACGACAGGAACTCACAATACTTTTGTTGGATATCAGGCTGGCATTGCGGCAACAACATCTCTGTATACCACAGCGGTAGGAGTAGATTCTGGTAGGTCTTTAACAGCAAATATGGGTACTTTTGTTGGTGCTAATGCTG